CAAGAGCAGTTACTCGTTGTGTCTTCATCCTTTGTTTTTCAGCATCAGAAATAGGAAGACTGTCAACAAGACGCTCAAATTCACTAGTTCCTGTTCTCTCAGTAGGGACCAAGTCTTTAACATCTCCTGTTTCTTTATACTTAGCCAAGCTTTCAGGCGTATATTTAGCAGTTTCCAGAAGTTTCTGGAAAGGGTCAGCAGCAGCGCGTTCACGCAGATTCTTACTGATTTCAGAAGATGTCTTAGCCATTGCTTGTGCTTGAGCAGCAGCTTGAGTAGCTAAGTTAGGATCAATAGACTGGACAGCCTGAGCAAACTTAGCCATTCCCTCAGGAGTGGTTGTATCAAACTGAGAAGCCAACTGACGAATCTGCGAAGCCTTACGAACTGTAGGATCGGTGATATCAACACCAAAAGCACCTGCTAAACCACGGCCTAAACCAGCGCCTGCTTTATAGCCCATACCGGCTAACTGCTGTTCTGCTGTCTGTTGAGCAAACTGAGCAGCTCGTTGTTCATCAAGTTGACGCTGCATGGCTGCTTCATCGCCCATCAGATTTCCAAATAAACTAGGAGTAGTAGCCATTATTATTCCTTATCAATACCAAGACTCTTTAGTAAAGTCGTAGGCAGGGTTATATGCAGCAGTAGGGGTAGTTAATTTGCCGATTAAAGCAGAGACAGGATCAGACAACCCAGCAATGCCACCACGTAAAGCAGATCCTTGTAAAGCAGCGGCACCAGACATCAGAGCAGCATTACGTGCAGCAGCGGAATTCAATAAATTACCTTGCTGAGCGCCTGCGGCAGCTAAGGAAGAACCTAAACCAGAACCCGTCTTCAAAGCATCTTGACCCAAACCTTCAATGGTCTGGGCACCTGTCAGATAGGCATTGTAGGGATTCAAAGCAGAAGCCTGTAATCCATAACCTTGACCAATCAAACCAGCACCAGTATTGAATAAGCCAGCACCAAAGGTTGCTTGTTGTTGACCCTGCTGCATAGCATTAGCGGCTAATTGAGCGTCTTGCTGAGCAATGGCGTTATAGTAAGCAGCCATTTCAGGATTAGTGGCGGCTAAGTTACCAGCAGAGGTAGCGCCAGTAGCTAAACCAGCACGGCCTGTCTGTTGTAATTTATTCTGCAATAAAGCTAATTGTTGTTCACGGCCCGGAGCTAACAGACCTTGCTGCTGAGACATTACACGCTGTGCAGCAGCTTCAGGAGACTCAGCAATGTATTGTTGACCTAAGTTAAATAAACCTTGAGCAGCAGATGTTAAGGGAGCTTGGAAACCCTGAGCAGCTTGTGCTTGAGACAGAGCACCACCAGAGAGACCTAATAGAGCTTCACGCTGAGCAGCAATGTCAGGAGCAACTTGATAACCAGCACCGATTAAACGGCCTTGATCATCATATTGGAAACCAGACTTACCAAAGCGAGTAGTGACACCAACAGGACGGAATGCAGCAGCTTCAGCAGCCTGCTGAGCAGCAGCAGTATTGGTATTAGCAACACTCTGTTGAGCATCAGAAGCCTGATTAGCTGCATAGATAGTGCCTGCTGCGCTGATTGCAGGGCCAATTAAAGAATCATACCATGCCATAATTAATATACTCCGCCTTCAACTGTTGCATCAAATGTTCCTGTTACAGTCAGGTTAACTGCTGTGGCTGTGCCTGTCAAAGCAGGACTATTCTTGTCAGCTTTGGAGTTGACAGCAGAAGCAATAGCATTGAATTCTGTATCAATCTCTGTACCTTTAACAAGTTTAGAAGGATTCCCTGTTAACAAAGAATCTTTAATGGCAAAATCAGTTGCCTTTGAATAATCGCTCATAGTTACCTCGTGCGCCCTGCTTTAACATAGCAATCAATTTTTTGAATAGAAATAGAATAACCATTAACAACAGTCTCTACTCCAAGTTGTAAAACACTACCTGTTCCGCTGGCTTGGATTGACTTGTTATCAAAAACAACACCAGAAGTATAGTTGGCTAAACCGTATTCAGCAATACCATATTCTGCTGGAACAACATCACCTAAATTAATAGATCGAGAATAGAAAGTATTACCGTAGTCAAAACCATACTTAACAACAGCATCAGCACCATTACCACCTACAAATGTAATGTTAACTTTCTTTAAGATCTTCAGTGCCGTAGGGCTACCAAAGTCAAAGTAGTTAGTGTAATATTTTACACGATATGTACTATTGTTGTCAAGGTATCCAGTGTATTTTCCTACAAATAAATTATGTCCAAGCAATAATTCTTTACTTCGAGTGTAGCAGAATGCTTTAGGAGAATAACTAGGCCAAACTGTTGTCCTAGATGCACCGTTTTGGAGCACAGAACGCATATCAAAACAGTATACTTTATTGCTAACAGGTAAAGACAACAAATAGAAAGCATCTTTATCGGAATAGACAGCCTTGATGTTATCAAGATTCTCCGAAGCTAAGTCTTCAACAAGATCGTCAGTGACGTTCAAGCTAATCTCTCGCATAGGAGCAGACTTCTCTTGAATCGTACGCATAAGAGCACGTACGCCTGTATCAGACAAGAAGATGATGTCCCCGCCAGTCACCACTACCGAATCTCTGCTCGTACAGCCTACACCGCTGATAGCATCATACAAAGACATTGTAGAAGGATCACGGGCACCTTGATAGATAAGAACTTGCCTACGGCCAAAGATGATCAGAAAACCATTATGTGCAGCCAATGCAATAATCTCATCTGCACCATTAGGCCAGATTTGAGAGACATCCAGAGTACCTGAAGTACCTGTACTTAAGACATGACCTGCTTTCAAGTCAGAGAACTGAATGGTGTTCTTATCTGTTGTCGTATTAGCACTCCATGTACGACCATAGGCGCTGATAACACAATTAGAGTTCTGAACAGTTCCTAAGTATCCAGACTTCTCCGAGATACGCCTATAAGTAGTTGTACTTACAGAAGGATCAAACACTAAAGGATCATGACCAGATTGGTACAGATACAAGCAACCATTTAAAGCAGCCATCTGCCAATAGTTTGTTGTAATCGTAGGAGCTACGCCCCCACCACCATAGGTAAGCTCAGTAAGTGTAGATCCTGAAAGCTTAAATACTTTATTAGATCCCGCAGCAACAATATAACTGTTACCGGAATTATCAATTAATTCACCGATAGCTTGAACATTACCTGCTAAAGCACCTAAAGTAGAATGTTTAGGAGTCCAGCCTTTACGAGAACCGATACGACCGAATTTGTCGATAATACAGTTATCAGCAACAGTCGCATAACCGTTATCCAGACCAATAGATGAGTCTTGAAGGTTAAGTCCCATAAAGCCCGGAGCTTGAATTGTAGTGGTTAGTAACTGTTCTGACATATTAAGTAGCTTTCCAAACCATCTCTTCCAAGTAATGGTTACGCTCAATAGCCACAGCATCAGACAAAGCTAAACGGTACATCTGGTAAGCTTCAGAAGCCATGACACCAGAGTCTTCACCACGTTCAGCAATGGCTTTAGAGTGAGCCAGCATAGACACTAAATGAGAAGGAACTAATATACGATCATTGTCAGAGCTTAAATCTGCTTGAGGAATGATCAAATTGAAGCGAAGAGTGTATTCACTGTCAGGAACTGGATATAAATCCACCTGAGTATCACCATTAGCGTCAACACCATTAAAGTTATAATATTCAGGAGAACCTGATTGATTGTCTGTGATAATGAACTGACGGTTCATCCAAGTCGTAGGAGCATACCGCATCTCCCAATCCTTGGTGTCGTTATAAACATCAATCACCCTAAAGCGAGTACGAGAACCTTCAAGAACATAGTTGAACACATCAGCAGCAGTCACAGCAGTCAACGTATCAGACAGAGCATTCCAATCATATGCATCCTCTACCTCTCGTTTAGCATCATTGATCATGACACCAATCATACGAGAATAATCTGTATCTCCAACAGAAGTAACAACAGGCTCACGAAGACGTTTGAGAACATCATTCACAAGTTCTAAATAAGTAGCCATTATTAGATTCCTTCTTTCTTAAACAATTCAAAGGTACAGATAGTGCTAAAAGAACTTCCTCCTTCATCCTGCATTACGATGTAATCCCCTTCTTCAAGAACCACATAAGCACCTCCGTCTTGCCTAACATAACTACCAGCAGCAATAGTACCGTTTTGAACATATATGTTAGTAGAAGCACTAGAATCACGCCAATAAACAGAAATACTTTTAGTAGAACCCGAGTTATTAAATAAATACATCAGATTCCACTTAGCCCAATACCCAGTAGGCACTGTAAACACTGTAGTAGGAGTTCCTGATGTCAGGTTTAAACCAATGGATACTGGACGGGACATAATAATTACTTAGCCTTCTTATTCTTCTTTTTAGATTTACCAGCGGAGCGGCCTGCCTCACTAAGAGCGATAGCAACGGCTTGCTTCTGAGGCTTGCCTTCTTTAACTAACTTAGAGATGTTTTCACTCACTGTCTTATCAGACTTACCTTTTTTGAGAGGCATGATATTTCCTTTATTAAAGAGTACAAGAGAAGGTTGTTAAGCCTCCTAAGATCGTTGCTACAGCATCCCAAATATCAGGAGTATGAAACTCTTTATTAAGATAATCATAAATCTCCTTAGCAAAGGCTACAATGACTACCAGAGCCATTGCAACCATTGATCCCAGCGAAGGAAACGCCACCGCGAACAGAGCAGCACCAGTTGCGTAGTGAGCATATTTGTCAGCCGGAATGGCGTTCATCTTGGAGAGGATTGCTTCAAGTATCTTTGATACGTAGATCATGGCAAATCC